GCTGTGGGGAGCTTATAACTCTCTACAGAAAGGAAAAGGGATACGAGTTTCTTCAAAAGAAAGGGGAGGTGCTGCTTTTGGTGGAGGATTAAGAGGGAAAGGTGATGCTGCTCTAAGTAGTACTCAGAACGCAGCACTTTTAGAAGCTCAACAAAAATTAAAAAGTTTTTTAACGCAAGTAGGTCAAGCTCAAACAGTTTTTGCTAAAAATGAACAAGGATTAGAAAGACAAGCTGCTGGATTTAGACGGCTTGCCTCTAGCATTGATCTTTCTAAAGAAGCGATAAGTCAACAGACGGAAGAATATAAATTATTTCAAAACGCAACTAGAGGACAGGCAATAGCTGAACAGAATTTATTAAAAATAGAGAAAGAAAGAATAAATATCAAAAAACAATTATTGCTAGGACAAGGGTTAGCACCAGCAGCAGAAAAGTTTGGTACTTACGACACAGCCGAAACACTTTTAGCTAAAAGTGATGAATTAATGGGAAATACTCTTGCTGAAGTTAATTTATACAAAAGTCAATTAGAAGATGCTGTTCAATTTATAGAAATAGGTACAGATTTATGGGATCAAACAAATTCAAAAATTGAAGAGATTAATACAAGTTTAGGAAAAAACACAGAAACAGCTAAAAGAATAAAAAAAGAAGAAAAAGAGCGTACAAAAGAACTAGATGCACAAAGAAAAATACTTAATGATATATCAAAAAGAAATACGCAAAGAATAAAGAAAGGAGTAATGGAACTTCTTGGTGTCGTAGGAGGAAAGAGAGGCCCGCTTCCTCAACTTGCGTCAATAAATTTACTTTCTAATGGGATACAAAAACTAATTAAATTTGTACCATTTTTGGATCAAAAATTAAAAGCACAGGTAAGGAATTGGGCAGAAGTGGGTAAGGTAGCAACAAAAGTATTAGGAGGCATAACGATTGCTTCTGGTGTCCTTACTAAAACTTTAGGCGTAACAACATGGGTCGCTGATGCTGTAAAAGGATTTATTCAATTTGAAGATGTAGCTTCAAAAGTGATTTGGAGTATTGAAGGACAGATGGGTAAAGCTTTCTCTTTATTTGGAAGGCTTGCTAGAGAGCTACCTCAATTAGCTTCTGCTGCAATGATGCTTATGCCTCAAGCATTAGGAGGCCCAGGTTTCGGTCTAAGTACTGCTGCTGGTTTCTTTGGCAAAGGTAGTGCTTTTAATCAGGTAGGTTCAGGAATTGGAGGTTTAATGGATGGAAGAAATGAAACCAGAAGATTTAGAAGACAAGGGCCAACAGAATTAACCAAAAACCAGGAAATTCTTGATCGCTTAAATACAAAATTAAATCAAAGAAATAGAACTGCTAGTGATTACGTCAAAATTTTAAACCAAGCGGTTTATATAGAACAAAAAATTTCTCAGGAAACAAGGATGCAAACCATTGAGCGTGAACATGCTAATGGAACGCTTGCAAGACAGATGAGACGGCAAGATCTTAATTTAAAGAAACAGCAAAGAGACAGGAGAAGAGAAAGAAAACAATCCTTCCAAGATAGAAAAGAAGCTTTTGAGTTCCAACAAGCAGAATTTGCTGCTCAGACATATATGCAGCCTAGTATGCAAGAGATAATGGTTGGCGATAGCAGAGCAAGAGCTAGGCAAACAACTAGACTTCCTGATGGAACAATAGAGAAGAAAAGTATAAGGAGAGATGTCTGGGCAAGATACCAAAGGATGCTGCAATCTCGTAAACAAAGACGAGCCAGATTAAATGAAGGACTCATGTTGGGAGCTGGTTTCCCAATGTTGTTTGGTGGGGGAGTTGGTTCTG